TCGCCAATATGGCGACTGGATGCACATCTGGAACCAACTTACAATGACATCCGAGCAACAACGCGGATACTTCAAGATGATCGGAAACACTACTCAACTCACCTTTATTACTGATCCCTCTTTCGCCGACGTTGATGGCCCTTGTGACTCTCTTGCTCCTCGTCAAGTTTGCGCCCCCCGCAACGCTCTTCCTGAGACAACTCTTTACGTCCCTCTCCAATTCTGGTTCTGCACAAACCCCGGCTTAGCCCTTCCCTTGATTGCTCTCCAATACCACGAGGTCAAGATTAACCTTGACATTCGTCCCATTGATGAGTGCTTGTGGGCAGTTACAACTCTCAGCTGCAGCTCTGGCCCCCCTATTAACGCTGCTCATCAATACGCCGCTGGCCGCCCGGTTCCCGCCACTATTGCGTACAATCAATCGATTGTTGCTGCTTCCCTATACGTTGACTATGTGTTCCTCGACACCGATGAGCGCCGTCGTATGGCCCAAAACCCTCACGAGTACCTCATCAGCCAACTTCAATTCACTGGCGATGAATCCGTTGGTTCTTCCAGCAACAAGATCAAGCTTAACTTCAACCACCCCGTGAAGGAGCTTGTTTGGGTTGTTCAACCCGATCAAAACGTAGACTACTGCTCGTCTCTCACTTGCGACGCCACTCTTTTCAAGGTTCTTGGCGCCCAACCCTTCAACTACACTGATGCAATTGATGCCCTCCCCAACGCCGTCCACGCTTTTGGCGGACCTTCCGAAGTTGCTGAAAACTCTAATGCCTTCATTGATGCTCGTGGTCTTTTCCAAGACGCTGGTGCTCTTGATGCGTACATTCCTCACAATTTCTCTGGATACTGGAATGGCCCCTCCAATCCTTACAATGAACCTAACTTTGGTGGACCCGAAGTTCCTGGCACTCACACAAGCGATTCTAGCAGCCCTAACTACCCTTACGGACATACCGCTGCTGATTTGGCTAACCACATTCATAACCATAACGGCGGATCCACAGTTTCCGACGCCGGCACATTCGTTCTTACTGAGACCTCTCTTGACATGCATTGCTGGGGACAAAACCCCGTCGTTACTGCCAAGCTCCAACTCAACGGCCAAGATCGCTTCTCTGAGCGTGAAGGATCATACTTCTCTTGGGTTCAACCTTACCAAGCCCACACCCGCAACCCCGATGAGGGAATCAACGTTTATTCGTTTGCCTTGCGCCCTGAGGAGCACCAACCTTCGGGAACTTGCAACTTCTCTCGCATTGACAACGCCACACTCCAACTCGTGCTTTCCAATGCTACAGTTGAGGGAACAAAGACTGCCAAAGTTCGTGTCTATGCCACCAACTACAACGTTCTTCGTATTATGAGTGGAATGGGTGGTCTCGCGTACTCGAATTAAAAATATTATCACGATACATCGTGTTATTATCATTCATATAATTTAATAATTAAAATACAGATTTTTTTAATTATTAGGAAAAAACAATGCAGAGCAATTTCGATTATTTATAATGTATGAAATGACATTAGATATTGTAAATATAATTTATTTAATTCCCTTCATAATAGCATTTTCACTTAATTTTATTCTTATTATATAAAGTTAAGTAATTTACTTTCATATCAATTTCTGGTTCGGTGTAATTGAAATAATTTTCATTTGTTTTAATCAAAACAACGACCTGCAGCATCCCTATTTCTACAACCAGAAGTTATTTTTCCCACTGATGTTTTGATACCGTAAGGTGCAAACCCTTCATCAACAACTCGTTTATATATTACACCTAACAAAACTATTCCTAAAAAAACCAAAAGAAAAGCAAAAACTGGATTTTTTGGTAAACTGAACGACTTCATTTTATATATTATCTAAATATTTTTTTTGTTATTAAATTTTACATTTTTATTAAATTTCACAATAAATTTCACAATAAAATAAAAACGCAAAATATTACTTAAAAATAAAATGTTTCTAAATTGATAATGGCAAATGGTAAAAATGTTCTTCTTTTTGGGAGTAATGGTTGGATTGGTAGCAAGGTTGTAAAACTTTTACGCAAAATAGGTGTTACTATTTTTGTGGCAAGTTCACGCGCAGATAATATGGAATCTGTTAAATCTGAAATAAATTTATACAATAACACTGGAATAAAAATAACACACATTATGAGTTTTATTGGTAGAACGCACGGCACGTATAACGGAGAGAAAATTTCTACAATTGATTATCTTGAAAAACCAGGAATGTTAGTAGAGAATGTTAGAGACAATTTATTTGCTCCAATTTCTATGGCGCTTTTATGTAAAGAACTAAACATTCATTTCACTTATTTGGGAACCGGATGCATTTTCGATTTTGATGATGGACATCCATTTGGAGAAGAAGTAAATGGATTTAATGAAGACTCTAAACCTAATTTTTTCGGCTCGTCATATTCAATCGTTAAAGGCTTTACTGATCAACTTATGCATCAATTTAGTGATAGTGTTTTAAATGTTCGAATTCGCATGCCTATTACAGATGAATTTAACGAGAGAAATTTTATTACCAAAATTACAAATTATGCTAAAATTTGTTCTATTCCAAACTCGATGTCTGTACTAAATGAACTTTTGCCATTAGCCGTTGACATGGCTCTTAAAAATGAAACTGGAACAATTAATCTTACTAATCCTGGGTTGATATCTCACAATGAAATTTTAACTATGTATAAGGAAATAGTGGATCCTAATTTTAAGTGGGAGAATTTTGACATTGCTGATCAAAATCAAATTTTATTGTCAAAGAGATCAAACAACTATTTAGAAACTTCAAAGTTGCAAAAAAAATATCCAAAAGTGAAAAATATAAAAGACTCTGTTCGAGATATTTTAGTTGAGATGCGCGATAATATGCATATTATAAACATGGATGTTGTTTAAAATGTTCGTCGTGGTTAAGTTAAAATTATAAGTTAAAATGACTATAGAAAAATGTAGTTCTACATATATTTAAAATGCAAAACATTTTAGTTACCGGTGGATGTGGATTTATTGGGTCCAACTTTATCAACTATTATTTTAAAAAAAATGCGAACGTCAACATTGTAAATTTAGATGCAATGTATTATTGTGCAAGCGAATTTAACGTCGAAGAAGAAATACGAACTTCAAAAAGATACCATTTAGTAAAAGGGAACCTATGTTCTTTTGATTTATTGAGACACATTCTTTCAAATTACGAAATTGACACTATTATTCACTTTGCTGCTCAATCTCACGTTCAAAATTCGTTTGAGGATTCAATGCAGTACACTAATGATAATGTTCTAGGAACGCATACACTATTAGAAGCTTCCAGACGTTATGGGGGAATTAAAAAATTTATTCATATATCTACAGACGAAGTATACGGCGAGTCTATGATTGTCGATACAGAAGAAAAAAAGAACGAAAGCTCTGTCTTGTGCCCTACGAATCCATACGCAGCAACTAAAGCCGCTGCAGAGTTAATTGCAAAGTCGTATTATTTTTCTTTTAAAATGCCAATTATTATTACTCGCGGAAACAATGTATACGGCCCAAACCAATATCCTGAAAAACTTATTCCTCGTTTTATTAAATTATTGAAGGAAAATAAACAAGTAACAATTCAAGGCGATGGATCTAATGTAAGAGCTTTTTTACATGTTTTGGATGTTTGCTCTGCATTAGAATGCGTGATTGAAAAAGGAGAAGTTGGAGAAATATATAATATTGGTAGCGACGATCATTATGAATATAGCGTTTTAGAAATTGCACAAAAGTTGATAAAGCTTGTTAAAAATAGTGATGATTGCAATGAATGGATTACTTATGTTGAAGATCGTCCATTTAATGATAAACGTTATTATATTAGTAACGAAAAAGTTAAAAATCTTGGATGGAAAATTTGCGTTGACTTTGATAAAGGTTTGAGTGATTTAATTTAGACGCGTCATATATTTCATTAAAGTTACTTATAAATTTAAGTTTATTTTTTTAAAATTTATTTTTTTTAAAATTTATTTTTTTAAATTTATTTTTAACTTTCATCACGATTTATACATTTTTCTGCAAAATTACTAAAATGTTGACAATTGCAAATATATAAATTCATTTTGTATTGACTTTCTATATTATCTTGATTTATTTTTTGTTTGATTGAGTTTTTGTTTTTGTTTATGTTTTTGTTTATGTTTTTGTTTTTTATCAGTTGCCAATAAAATAATTTATCCACAAAGGATTTTATTTCTGGATCTTTTATATTCGAATATATTTCATTAGTTAATTTTTTTGACTTCTCATATGTCAAGTGTGTGTCCCAAATAGTCATTACTTTTTTATCATCATTTATACTAGTTTTCTGTAAATATCGAAGACGAATTTCAGCAGGAACATTTTGTCCGGTTATTAGTTTTAATAAAGTATCTAGTCTTTCTTGATGTATAGGAGTAAAGTCAATAGTATATAAGTCTTCGTTATTTGACAATAAAACTAAATGATGTAATTTTAAATACGGAATAAAATTCAAAATAGAAGTTTTCATAATTCGCATTTGAACTTTAGAATCTATTGGTTTTACCAAAGTAAGAGTATAAATGCACATATAAATGCACATATAAATGCACATATAAATGCAGATATAAATATTGAACATCATATAAATAGTAAATAGAAATTTTTATTTGGAAAGCATTTATAATTTTATTTTTCTACTATAATATAATGAGTAAAGCGGAAGATGCTTTAGAAATGTTTTTATCAAGTTCACCATATGGATTAAATGTTCTTAAGCAGCTATTGTATTGGCCTACAAATTCTAAAAATTATCCTCAAGTTTGTAAAACAATTAGCGCGTTGCGGTCTACTATTAATAAAGATAATCAGTTTCCAGATTATTTTGACGAAGAATTTGCTAAGAAAGATACAGAATATTACAATCTTTGTTGCACTACTGAATATACTAGCAAGGCCCTCTTGCAACGTCTTTTTATGAATTTACTTTATTACAAAATGTTAGATAAGTTTGTAAATCAATATGATGAAATTTCATGGAATGAAGATGAAAGATTATATCTTACTGGGGGAGGCAAAAAAAAACAAAAGGGTGGAATGAAACTTCAAGACCTTTTGCTTCAAATGATTTCGGTCTACACACTTTTAGCTTCATCTGAAGGAATTGAACCACTTTCTCTTTCGGATACAAATGAAAGAAAAAAAGTTCTTGGACAAATGCCATTTTCTGCTGCCAGAACAAAAGAAGAGCTTCTTAAAAGCAGAATGAATCAAGCTTCTAGTATGTTAGATGAAATCACCTCAGCAAGTCCTTGGGACTTAAAAAACAAAACTATTACTATTGCTAAAGATGTAAATGCTGATCAAATTGAATATTTTACAAGTACTATGGAAGAAATTAATGTTGAACTAGCTGAGTTATCACAAACTGGAATGGAAATTTGTACAGATCTTGCTAGAACATCAAGTTCAATGGAATTGTTTTCAAGTGATATTCACATGCAACGTCTTTTAGCAATTCAAGAAGAGCTGGAAAAGAAAGCTTCTACACTAAGAACGGCAGATCAAGTTTTGGGAGTGGTTAGTTGGTCAAGACGCGCGTCAGGTTATGCTTTGTCTGCGGCAACGCAAGCTGTAATGACTGGCGATTTAGCCACACCAGATGTTGATTCTGAAAGTTTAATGTTGCAAGCTCACGCTAAAGTTGAAGAAGAAATGCAAATGGTTACTGCTAGTCAAATTGAAAACCTTGGTTATGGTGCGGAATTAATATCTTTATGTAGAGCATCTCCAGATCCTAGATTCATTATTTCAGTTAATGAAACTGATGGAAAGTCAAATTTAATTATGAGCGCTCGATTTGGAAATAATAGAACTGGTTTATTATTTGAGGCAGTTGCCGGACTTATTGTGCGAATAGAACTTAAAGAAAAAACACCAGGTTTAAGCGAAAGCGAAAAGTCTGCATTAAAATCTTTAAAACAACGTAATTCAATAATAATACAATCGATACAACTAGGCACTTCTTTTACACCATTAGATTTAACTCCCGGTGTTTTTGCTGTGCAAGGCGCTGTAGCGCATGCTAAAGCAGCAAAAAGATCTTTTGGTAATGTTATCTCGTTATTAATGGAAGAATTACCATTAGACAAACAAGCGTCTGAAAATATGATAGCAATTCGAAAATCTGAAACTGCATTGAGACAAGCGGATAGAGAACAGACAAATAAAGAATGGAGAGAATTTACAAATATTAATATGAAAGCTGCTGGAGGAATATTGAGCGATGCAACTGCAAATGCAATTGACACAACTGCGGCAGTTTTAACTAGCGTAAGCAAAGGCGCACAAAACGCGACTGCAGAGATAACCGACGTTGCAACTACTGCTGTAAAAGGGGTTGGTAAAATTGGTACAACTGGAGCAGAAGAAATCGCAAATGCGTTTTGGGCGCTTTTTCCGGCTCTTATCGCCGCCGGAGGGCTGGCTGGAGCTGCAGCATTTGGGTTTATATGGTTTAAAAGAAATCTTTTTTCTTTTAGTAATGGAGCTCCTGATGTACCTCGTATGCTTCCGCCATCTGTAGCAGCAAAACAACAAAACTCGCCAAGAGAAGTGGAAGTTGTTGCTAGTCCTTTACTAGCGCCGCTTGAATCGTCGCCGCCGCTTACATCGTCACATCCTCCCGCTGGAGGTAAAGTTACTAGAAAATTTAAAAATAAAAAGAGAACAAAAAAAATTGCAATGAAAAGACACAGAACCAGAAAAAATAAAAAACAAAAGTCTGGGAAAAAAAGTAGAAAGAATCGTAACAAAAAATAATTTTATTATTTAATTTTATTAGTCAAATTTATTTATGCATTTGCAAACAAGCGATTCATATTTTTAACTTCTGGTTTTTCAGATTGCGTTGAAAACAATTTCTTTATTTGCTCGTCATCTCGAAATCTTACAGAATATTCTTGTTGAATTTTATTTCTACCAATTCTCCCCATAGCCTGTATAATTTTTTCTTGAGTAAGATTCATATCCTTACTCAAGTAACCATGACAAAATTGATAATTTGTTCCATAAATATAGTCGCTTGATGCAATAATTAAGTATAACTTCTGTTGATCAGCCAATGTTTTCATAATTTCTGTATACGCAATACTATCATGGTTTGTAAATACACCAATTCCCATTAATAATAGCACTTTCCAACTATTTTCAACGTCTTCCAGCAACATAATTTTTAATATAGTTTCCTCTTCAATTGCACTTGTAAAAGCATTTTTAACATTCATATCTTCCGCCCATTTTGTTAAATGGGCGTTTGTATTTGGAACAAAGGTATCATTCAATGTTGCGGTCTTTATCATTGATCTCAATAATTCTATTTCCTGCATAATTTTTCGTGTTTCACTATAAGACCCAGAGTCATCATTTGATCGATTATCTTTATGATCAGACTTTTTCTTTTTCCCCGATAGCAAACTTTTATCGCCGTTAGACATTTCAGTAGTTTCTTTAGATTCCGCACGTTCTTGAATATCTTCCAACGTTTTAACCAATTTGCTTATCTTAGAGTTTATAGAATTATTAAATTCAATCTTCTCATTTATATCAACCATTACTGCGCTCGGAATTGCCGCTTGTTGTATACAAAATTTGGCGACCTTTTCAACGTCATTCGCTAGAAATATTGTAGGCCCGTCTGTCAACGTATTCGCATCTTTTGTAGTAACATAAATAGCAGACATTCCTTCTGTTTTTTCCGATTGTATTTGTATTTGTATTTGTATTTGTGTTTGCGTCTGTGTCTGTGTATGTCTTTGTGGTTGCGATTGAACGCTGGTAGTTCTAGTCAATTGTCCACCATTCAAGGGACTAACATTTGTGTTTATGTTACTACTAATACCAGGTCCCAAACTACTATGTTTTTTGATCTTCAATCCTTTAGAATCAATAAAAGTATTGGGTTTTACACGTCTTTCGCGATTTAATTTAAAATATTCAAATAATTGAGTCCATTCTTCTGGCTTTAAACTCTTCAAAAGTTTCAAGTAGTATAGTTTTATTGCTTTCATATCAACGTCATCTAATGAAGTAAAATATCTATCTATCTTGACATTAGCAGGTATTGTATTATTTTGCAAAACATAACTAATAAATTTCACCAGCTCTTTCAAATCAAAATATCGCAAAAGAGTCAGATAGTTTTCGCAATGATTAACAATTTCCATCATACTTGAATATTTTTCTCCCATATGATGCGGCAAAACAACGTATCCATTATTATCAATAATCGGGATCGATTTTTTACATTCATGACTTATCACTGAAATAACATTCGCCCCTGGAAACTTTAACATAAAGTCGCTAATTGTTTCAGGAATTTCATGGGTCTTTGGTAGAGTAGCCGATGATAAAACAAAATTTGGAATCAAATTATCCGACCAATTTTTTTTAATTATTTCGTGGAACTCGTGATCATCATAATCTAATGTAATTGTTGGTTCATCCCAATAAGTAATAATCTCATCTTTATCATTAAACGCAAGCATATACAACATAGCGGGAATATAAGATTTAATGTCCGAAATAATTATTTCTACTTTGTCACCAACGCTATTATCTACTTTCCAAATTCCGCCAGTTTTCCAATTTTTTGTATACTCTTTCGCTGCAAAATAGTGAAGTCTAATTTCTTCAGCACTTGAACATCCAAACGCAAAGGCGATCTTTTTATTTACTGAAATTGCTGCTCTGGCAAGAGCCAAGCCAACATGACGAGCCGCGCAAACAAATATAATTTTTTTTGTTTCCGATAATCCTAGAGGCGACAACGTTTTCCCCGTTCCAGTTGGCGCTATATACAAAACCAATTTTGGCTCGGTAGTTTTGCAACAAGTAAATAGTTCTTTTTGATGATCGTAAAGATTAACATCACTATATTTTAATATATTTTCGTTTTTCTCAACAAATTCTACAGAGTTTTCTATTATTTTCTTCATACTAATTTTTGATTCGTATTCGTTGATGATTTTATTTATAATTTCCAAAATGTGACGATTAATGTTGATAACATTATTTCGTATTAACTTATAAATACTAAAATAATAATATTCCCAATTCCCATTATTTTTAATAGACTTGAATAAATTTTCTATCAAGTTAATCAACACATATTCGTATAAAATTATATTTAAACTTTCAATAATTTTTGGGCTATTTTTTTCAAGTCTTATTATGTCTGCCTTTTTTATTTTTGTTTTTGGATTTACCTGAGTTTTAATAAATTCTATAGAATATTTTTTAATAATTTCTGAAATCTTTTCTGCAAAATAAGTATTATATAAATAATCTTCCATTTCATCGGATTTTTCGACTTTCAAATAAGTCAAAAGTGAATTATGTTTGTTGTATTTTATATTAACATTAGCAAATCCTTGCATTATTAGATTCAAAATTTCTTTTTCATCTGCTGAAACAGGAATTTCTATAGACTCCCATTCAGATTTATTTAGTTTACGTTGTTTGAGATCCATAATTTGGTTGGATAAATAGATTTGTCTTCTATTTTTTAAGTATATTTTAAATTCAATTTTTATCTATAAGGGTTGTATTTATTATACAATAATTATTCAAAAAATTTAATATGATAATATAGATTAGTTTTTATCATATTATATTATGTTATATTATATTTAATCCGGGTTGCCTGGCTCGAACAGGCGACATTTTGATATCATTAATAAACTACTACAGTCAAATGCTCTTCCAACTGAGCTAAACCCGGTTCTCAGGGTGGACAAGTATTTGTTACGTCCAAAAATACTAGTGTGATTTGTTTATATTGTTTTTGTTTTTATATTATTATTGATTATTTTATTTTGACTTAAAATTGATTATAATTAATGGAAATAATTTTAGATAAACTCATATTAACCTAAAAGAATGACGCGCAGAATTTTTACAATTGATGGCAATATTGGCTCCGGTAAGTCAACGCTTTTAAATAATTTAAAACACCATTATAGAAATAGCGAATGCGTCGTATTTGTTAATGAACCAGTTGACGAATGGGAAGCGATTAAAGACGCGAATGGCGTCACTATTCTTGAAAAGTTTTATAAAGATCAGAAAAAATGGGGGTTCTCTTTTCAAATGATGGCATATGTTTCTAGGTTAAATGCAATGCGCAAAATAATAAAAGATCATCCTGAATCTATTATAATAACTGAACGCTCATTATATACTGATCGCCATGTTTTTGCCAAAATGTTATTTGATGCTGGTCTTATAGAAGATGTTAACTATCAAATATACTTAAGGTGGTTTGATGATTTTATAGAAGAATATTCTATTCATGGGTGCATTTATGTTAAAACGGATCCACAAATTTGTTTTAATAGAATTAAAACACGATCTAGAAGTGGTGAGTCAAATATTCCTTTAGAATACTTGATTAAATGCTGCGAATACCACGATTGTATGGTTAAAGAATTGCACCAAAAATTCAAGTTTAACATTCTCGAGTTGAATGGAAACCAGGATATATTTAATGATCCATCTCTAGTTTCTTTATGGATAAATAAAATTGACGCTTACATAAATGCGTAATTGTAACGTGGTGGAGTTAAATCTTCAAGAGTATAATTTTAATTTTAATTTTAATTTTAATATAAATATAAATATTTATGCAAAGGTAATACATGAATCACGACGCCAACAAAAATGAAAATACTTTTGACAATAACATTGAAAAAAAACAAATCAATATTACAGGAACTTGTAATAGGTACAAAATTAAAAAATTAACAACTATAAATGACAATTACAAGAAAAGCATTGCATCAAGAAAATGGAATCTAGAGAAAGAATACTATCAACAAGAAAGACAATTGAAACTATTAAAAGAAATAAATGAAGGTTACAATCAAACAGAAATACACGGATTAATAATTTCACAAATTGAAAAAAAATTATGCGGATATAAACATCAAGATATATTAAAAAAAATAGACAACGAAGAACAATTAATTAAGTTAAACGAAATAATTAATTCACTCATTTTTTCTCAACTAAAATGTCACTATTGCAAAAATGATGTGCATATTTTATATGAAATAGTCAGAGAGAAGAGCCAATGGACTTTAGACAGAATTAATAATGATTTAGGACACTTTTCGGATAATGTTTTAATAG